CTTCACGAAGCAATTCCGATTACGGGAACAATAATTTCTGGTACATATGAAGACGAAAACATTAAGAATTATGCACACGGGATGTTCCAGAGTGTTTATGATTATCCTTATTTAAGCTCATCTGCAAATCACATTTTTGATTTGACAGTCGGCTATTCATCGGAGTCTGGATTATCCAGTTCACTTTCCGTTCAAAATGCCAAAAAGATCAATATTTATAATCAAATGGCGCAAGTTTTGGCTGGATATGATACTAATGGTGACATTCGTAGATTTGATAGAGATGGAAGCTATTCTACTGCTGGTGATAATTTGAATGAATGCGTGTTTATTAATTTTTCACGCCTTTTGACAAAGGACGAAATCAAAAAACAATCGTTCTTTCTTTCTTTTGCCACAGGCGGGGCCCCGAGCGCACCCGATTTTTCTTCCCTAAAGACAATTTCTGATTATGGAGCAGGTAGCGATTATAGAACAAATTCTCCAGCAGGAGATTATGGAATTCTATATACAAGTTCAGCCCCCCCAAATTCCGGTTCTGGCGTCGGCTTGCTTTATTATCAGGCTGGAATCGCCGTTTTGACCGCATCTATATTTGATGGCGAGTTTGGTGCTCCAGGTGCAACTTATGATACCGCTTCAATTGATGCAGTTTTGACCGGAACAGAAATTTCTTCTGCATGCGATGGTGTTAGAAACAGATGGGATGATCTTGATTTTAATAACACCACGGAATTGAACAGTACCATTTACTTCTGTCGTGCAAGTACAAATGAATTTAATTACAGCGCAAACCCAACATATCTTAATGGAAGCAAAATAAGAGTAAAAAATATTTCCACAGACAATCCTGCGGCTTATATTACCACAATTGGGCTTTATTCTGATGATAATGAACTTCTTGCTGTTGCAAAAGTTTCAGAACCTCTGAAAAAAGATCCCACGAATGAATTAACTCTTCGTGTAAGATTAGATTATTAATAGTCAGTTGACTATTTATTAATGATATGACATTTAAAAAGTTTGAGGACAAAGATATACTTTATAATGTTCTGGAAACAAATCCAGAGCAAACATTTGAAATATATGATTCAAATGTATACTGGAATAATCAAAAACAAATAAGTGGGCAATTTACTGCCCCTGTTCCGTGTGTGGAAACAGGGTTTGTTTCTTTATTCGAGATCAATGTCGACAGAAACGAGACCGATACAGGATTAATTTATCCGTTTGTCACAAAGGGTGGAAGTCGCATTGGAACAAAAACAATTTCCACTACCACTTTTAATAGTGATTTTTTATATGGAGATACAATAACCGGTAGCTATCCTCTTTCATCGAGCATTAAAAGGAATTTTTATCAGCTAGGCCAGTCGCGCCCAGAAGTGGACGCCCTTAAAAATACTTTAAATTTTTATACAAGCCTAAGCCGACAATATCAATATAGCTCTTCTTTTGGGAACAAGGGAACACAGCCGCTTAATCTAATTTCTATTCCATCAATTCTTTATGGAAGCTCAGTAAAGAAAGGAGGATTAGAATTAAGTTTTTATATTTCAGGAACCCTCATCGGAACTCTAAAAGATGAGAGGCAAAATGGAGAAATGGTTCAAACTGGTCCCGCAGGAAGCACCGGATCGGGATCCGTAGCTGGTGTAGCCCTGTATAATGAGGGGTTTGTTCTCTTAACTGGATCTTGGTATCTTGAAACAGGAATTGCCAGAAATTATTTGAATGATGGAACCAATCTTATGACATCTTCGTGGCTTTTCTTTGGAGTTGGCGCGAACGATGGAATTCCATCGGGAATTATTCCATCTTCTAGTTATTCATTTAATATGAAGGGTGTTAATAGTATCCCTACATTAACTATGTTTGCTCATGCAAATAAAATAGAGATGAATCACTCCAATAATCCAACATATATTGAATATGGACAGGTTGAGGCACCTTTAACTGCATCCGACATTTATAAAGAAAACACTAATCTTTCTATTAAAAACATAGTTAGCTCTTCTTATACAGATCCAGCAGGATCTTTTGAAAAAGTAACTTATATATCAAAAGTAGGCATATATGACGAGGATAAAAATTTGATTGGAATCGCAACGGTTGCAAATCCTGTCAAAAAAACACAAGACAGGGATCTTACCTTTAAACTCAAATTGGATATTTAATGATTTTAGGACTTGATATAAGTACAAGTATTATAGGCGTCTGTATCCTCGAAAATGACAAAATAATTTATACAGACTATGTTGATTTACGCAAGACTGGTTCATTCTTTGAAAAAGCCAGAAAAGTAGAAACAACTTTAAAAGAGGTTAAAGAAAAGTACGATGTAAAACACATTTTTATAGAACAAGCTCTCATGTTTTTCCGAAGAGGCGGCTCGACTGCCAAAACTATGTCAATTCTTCAACGATTTAATGGCATTATATCTTGGATGTGTTATAATATATATGATATGGAACCGAACTATATAAGTCCGATCAGTGCTCGCTCTAAATGTGGCATAAAAATAGCCCGAGGCAAGAAGGCAAAAGAAGTTGTTATGGAACACTTCATTGAAAGTAAAGAATTTGAGATTATTTATACCAGATTTGGGAATGTTCAAAAATATTGCTATGATATTGCAGATGCAATTGTTGTTGCCCGCGCTGGACACTATTTATTACAAGGGAAATAGTCTAAAATGTCTAAAATGAAGCTTATTATGGAAAATTGGAGAAATTTTGAAATAAATGAAGGATGGAGAGAGGAAGCAGCAAGCCAAGATAAAGAAGAAAAGGCCAGCCAGTCAAGAGAACAAATGAAGTCCGGAAAATTAACTTGGAGACAGTTGGATCAGGCGCTGAAAATCGCACAAGCAGTAAAAGCTGGCGAACTTAGTCGAGAAAGACAAAAGCAGTTGGCAAAAGATTTGGGCAGCGATGTAATGGACATCGTGGCCTCATTTGTGCCAGTCATCGGCGGCCTCGTCGCCGCAAAAAACATCGTAAATAGAGTAAGGGGGATTTATAAAACTTATGGGCAGGAGGAAGACGAGGTTACAAAAGCAAATCCAGTTTTAGACGCATTCAATCTCGATGACGGTCTTCAAAAATTAGTTGATGATGGTTTAGAAAAAGAATTTATGGAAAAAATGTTCAAAGATGTCGAAACACAAATAAAAACCAATCCTGATGCCCCCATACCAGATATTGATATTATGATAAAGAAGTTTGTCAATAATAAAAACTTATTTGGAAAAACCGGATATGCTGTCGAAGAGCCAGAGTAAAAAAACTAAAATAGTTCTTGACAAAAAAGCACGATCGTCGTTCCTCGCGCATGGCACTACTTATTACAGGAGAATCTAAAAAATGTCCGAAATGCGCCTTTTGATGGAAAAGTGGCAGAAATATATGAAAGAAGAAGAAGAAGAAGAAGAAGAGCCACCATCTCCGCAAAAAATAAAAGATCTAGTGAACAAATTTGGAGTGACCAAAGAAGACCTCGAACGCGCCCACGAGATGCTTGCTAAACTTCAAGGAGAAGGAAAATCTCCAGAAGAGATCGCTGAATCTGCCATATCTACATTGAAGAAGTTGGCACAAGGATCAACATCGGCCTCAATGCAAGAAGGTCGTTGGAATCCTTTTGACCGTCATGGTGATGTTGAAGAGCTTTTTGGACAAGAGGGCACAGATATATTAGACTATGAGAAATCCATGGCGCGAAAACGAAAATTAATGAAAATTATGCCAATACTGGCCGGCCTAGCTCTGGTCGCCTCAGCGACTGTAGGCGGCGGATATGTGATTAAAGCTATGAATGAGATGCACCAAATCCGCATCGCAAATGAAGTTTACGAAAAAGAAAGAAAAGCCGAATTGCAGCGCTATAAAAGCTTTTATAATAATGAGAAATCCATAAAATCCCCTGAGGACCTCCCAGCCGAAGGGTGGGAAATGGCACCCGCAGGACAAAGCGGCCAATATGCTTATATACCAGCGAAATCCCTATCTGATGATTTCCTGCTTCCTGGATCACAAATGACTGTGGCCGACTTTAGGGCGAAAATTAGCGGAACCGATCCGATGCCACGAGAGCAATTTTATTCCGAATCCCGCGAAGGGGCAGGTCCGGGCTATTTTATGGACACCACAAAGAGGCTCCGAGGGGGAATGGCTCCTACTGGTTGTAGGGAAGAGAAAGACCCGGAAACAGGGGAGGAAACAAGAGTGTGTACAGGGCCATCTTACAATTTAAGAGAACTTGAACAACTTGAAGCATATATTCACGGCGATATTGGCCAACATGGATATAAGACGCAAGGACGATATGGCTCTGGCTTGGCATCACACCCCGACCTAAGAGCACAAATGTTGCCTCTTGAATGGTCAATAGCCCATGATATTTATGAAACTACAATAAAAAGAGTAATGACTGGAATGATAAACGGCACCCCTGAAGAGCGCCTAGCCATAACAAGCGAAAATGGATTTGATAATCTTGAAGAGTTCCAGATAGCGCTGGCCAAAAAATATCAGGATGCTACCGGAGAAAGCCAAAGTGAAGTGGTAGACATGATGATTGACGCCATGGGCGCCGCAGACGACAACCGCGATGCAAAAATAAATAAATAAAAAGCTTGACTTTTGATGCTAAATCTATTATAATATAAGTAATGGAGAAATCTTATGAAAAAAAAATGTTATTTAGCTTTTTGGATAGGTTTAATACTCTTAAACGGTTTGGTTTGGGGATTTTATCTTGGTCAAAAATATACCATGTACCAATATAGCCGTATATTACCATTCTGTAATGTTGAAATTGAATGAAAGAAAAAATCTCTCTATTATCAGACATTCTTGGATCTTATTATGAGTCAAATGATGAACATCTTTTTCAATGCCCCTACTGTAAACATCATAAAAGAAAATTTTCTGTCAACATTAAGCGCGGAGTTTATAAATGTTGGATTTGTGATGCAAAAGGTCGAAGTCTCTATCGATTAATACGTCGATTTGGATCTTTTAAGCAACGAGAAACTTGGAAAGCTCTTTCGGGAGAAAAAACAGACTTAAATGGGTTTGATAACCTCTTCGAAGAAGACGAGAAAGAAAATTTTGAACAGATATTACAAATGCCACCAAGTTTTAAGAGTTTGTGCGGCAATAAGAGGTTCCAGACACCCCTAAAATATCTTAAAGATCGCGGAATTGATAAAAAAGACATCTTAAAGTGGAAGATGGGCTTTTGTTCCGATGGTCCGTATAGGGGAAGAATTATTATCCCGTCTTTTAACGAAAACGGTGACCTTAACTATTTTATTGCGAGAACATTTACCGACAACTACAAAAGATATTTAAATCCCCCAGTTAGTCGAGATATCATATTCAATGAATTATACGTTGATTTTGATAAGGAGGTAACAATTGTTGAAGGTGCATTCGATGCCATTAAAGCCGAGAACGCGATTCCTATTTTGGGATCAACGATTAGAGAAACATCGAGAATATTCAGAAGAATAGTTCAAAACGACACACCAATTTTGTTGGCACTAGACCCAGATGCAAAATACAAAGCCGAAAACATCAAAAGATTGTTTTTGAAATACGGAATTGAGATCCGTGAAATACAATATGATGACGAGAGGGACATAGGTGATATGTCCAAAGAAGAAGTTAAGAATTTAAGTCAGAATGCACCGCTTATTAAGGAAGAGGATTCCTTGGTTTCGGCAATTTCTAATTTATAGGAGAGAAGTTTGAGAATTGCCCACATTGCAGACACACATATTAAGAATTTAAAGTATCATTATGAATACAGAATTATTTTCAACGAGCTATATGATATTTTAAGAAGGGAAAAGCCAGATTATATCGTTCATTGTGGTGATATTGCTCACACAAAAACACAAATTAGTCCAGAATTTGTCGAAATGTGCTCTGATTTTTTGAGTAATCTCGCTCATATCGCACCAACTTACGTCATTCTGGGAAATCACGACGGAAATCTGCGCAATAGTAGCCGTCAGGATGCCCTCACACCTATCGTGGAGGCCTTAGCTCACCCAAACCTATATTTGCTTAAGAAATCGGGCGAAACACCTCTATCGGCGAATGTAACACTAAATATTTTGTCTGTTTTTGATGAGGAGGGGTGGGTTAAACCTTCGGATCCGAGCAAAATTAATATTGCTCTTTATCACGGATCCGTTTCCGGTGTTGTCACTGATACAGGCTGGGTTATGACTCATGGAGAGCACCCTATTGAGATTTTTGAAGGACATGATTACGGCTTATTGGGAGATATTCACAAAACTGACCAAAGACTTGATGCCGAAGGTAAAATTCGCTATCCTGGATCCACAATCCAACAAAATCACGGCGAAACAAACGACAAGGGATTTTTACTATGGGATATTCAAAGTAAGGAAGACTTTACTTGCCAACATTTTAATATTAAGAACCCAAGACCCTTCATGACCATCGAATTGACACCAAAAGGTAAGATGCCGAGAAGTGCAGCCAAAAATATTCCGCAATCTGCTAGACTTCGATTGGTCTCAAACAACAATTTACCCCTCGATGTAATGAGGAAGGCAACAGAGGTGGCAAAACGAAGGTTTAAACCAGAGAGCATTACCTTTTTGAACCGAGCAACCGGAGAAAAAGGAGATATCCAGAATATTACAGATGGTTTAGAGACTGAAGACCTTAGAAATATTCAAATTCAAGAGGAACTCATTAAAGAATACTTGAAAGATTTTGAGGTTGACGATGAATTGATGCAAAGGGTCATTAATTTAAATTTAAAATACAATAAGATTGCCGAGGAGAACGAAGAGGTCTCTCGAAACATCAATTGGAGGCTTCGATCTATTGAATGGAGCAATTTATTTAATTATGCAGAGGGGAATAGCATTAATTTTGATAGCCTAGAGGGTATCGTCGGCATTTTCGGAAAGAACTTTTCTGGAAAGTCGAGTATTATTGATTCAATCTTGTATACAGTGTTCAATTCAACATCAAAAAACGACAGAAAAAACCTAAATATTATAAATCAAAATAAAAAAGTCGGATCCGGTAAAGTTAAGATCTCTATCGGAGATAAGGATTATTATATTGAGAGAAATTCAGAAAAATATACTAGAAAATTAAAAGGATCTGTAACTCAGGAAGCAAAAACAAATGTAGAATTCACAGTTTATGATCCTGCACTTGGAGATATGGAGAGCCTCAATGGTTTGACGAGAAATCAAACTGACAAGAACATTAGAAAGGTTTTTGGAACATTGGAGGACTTTCTTTATTCATCAATGGCCTCTCAACTCGATTCTCTTACCTTTATTAAAGAAGGTTCAACAAAGAGAAAGGAGATTCTTGCCAAGTTTCTTGATTTGGAATTTTTTGAACATAAATTTCGATTAGCCAAAGAAGATGCATCCGATACTAGGGGCGCTCTAAAAAAATCAGAGGGAAGAGACTTTAATAACGATATTTTATTTGCACAAGAAGAGCTTGAGAATGCCAACAACGATCTTGAAAGGAAAAAACACCACTGCGAGACTATCAAATTCAACATTTCTCAATGTAATAAAGAAATAGGAGAAATAAATGAAAAGATAAAGTCAATTCCTGCCGAAATTATAGATGTTATGAAAGTTCAACAAGAATTAAATGACAAAAAGAACCAATTAATCTCCGTTTCAGACCAAAATAGTGAGTTTTATATAGAAAGAGATGCAGATAAGGAGAAATATCGAAAGATTCTTCTTTTTTTGGGAGAATTTGATAAGAAAGCCCTCTTTGAGAAACAGGAAAGGGTTCATGAATTATTAAATCAACTAGTAATCTTAGAAAATTCATTGAGTGTAGAAGAGGAAGAGCTTAAAAGAAATAAAAACAAGCTTCAGTTGCTTCAGGGAATTCCCTGTGGTACCGCACATCCCAAATGTAAATTTATTAAGGATGCATATGTTTCTAAAGCAACCATTCCGCTCAACGAAAAAGAGGCCGAGAACCTCTCGGGGCAAATTGATGACCTGAACGACGATATTGAGGAGATTAACCCCGATGAAGTTGAAGATCATATAGGAAAATACAATGAAATTGTTAATAAAAAGAATGCACTGTCCAATAAAATAACAAATTATGACCTTAAAATAGAGAAAAATGTTAGTATCATTAAAAACTTGATGTCTGAAATAGAAATATCAGAAGAAAAGGTCTCAGAATATGAACTAAATAAGGAAATTATTGAAAATCTGGGGAATTTGTCACAAAAGTTAAGAGGCTTAAAAATCAAATCACAAAATTTTCAAAGCAATCATGAAAAGTGTACATCATCTATTCTGGATATATATAAGTCTGTCGGATCTTTAGAACAAAAAGTTAATAATCTGATAACTCAGAGAAACGAATACCTTGATTTACAGGAAGAATTCTCTTCTTATGATCTTTACCTGCGCTGCATGCACCCAAATGGGATAGCCTATGATGTTATTAAGCGCAAATTACCCGTAATCAATGATGAGGTTGCCAAAATCCTGGCAAATATCGTTGATTTTGAGGTTTTCTTCGAGGATGACGGTAAAAGACTTGATATTTTCATCAAACATCCACGCCACGAACCTCGTCCGCTAGAAATGGGGTCTGGAGCCGAGAAAACAATTGCCGCCATGGCAATTCGCTTGGCTCTGTTGAGTGTTTCTTCTCTTCCAAAGTCGGATTTCTTCATCCTTGATGAGCCAGGAACTGCCCTAGATGAAGAAAATATGCAAGGATTTGTTGATATCCTGGATTTGATTAGATCTTATTTCAAAACAGTCCTTCTTATCTCCCATCTGGACAGTCTTAAAGATTGTGTTGATATGCAAATTGTAATTGACAAGAAAAATGGTTATGCCTTTATTGAACAGTGAGACTAATTATAGAGTATAAAAGGAGGGTTTATGATCATGGTAGAAACAGCAAAAGGTGTAATTGATATCGCACTTGAAAAGATGGTTTCCCGAAAATTGCTTGTTTGGGCGGCCGCCACTGGACTTATGTTTACTTCTCATATCGATAGTGGCGATTGGCTCATTCTGAGTGCACTATATATCGGTGGCCAGTCTGTAATTGATGCGATTGTTAAATTAAAGGGAGTTTAAAAGGTGAAGTTAACAGAATCCCAGTTAAGAAGGCTCATCAAAGAGGGGCTTAATGAAATGATCAGCGATCAAGAAAAGGAAGAGGAAAGAGACAGTCTTGAACACAAATTCAAGGTTGATGGAATTATGAAAAGAGCTATAGAACTCTCTCGTGAAAATCCACTATCTGATAGTGTTGGTCATATAGCCACCAAAAATATATTTTTGACACACCTTCAAGATATTAATTTTGATTGGGCTTCCCCTTCTGCTACAGAAGACGAAGTAGAAAATATATTTCGTCAATGGCACCCAAGGATAAAATAAAAAATTGATTAATATCAACATTGGAGATTTATTTAAGTCGGTCGGCATGTTCTTAATTAAAAACTGGCAAGGTGTCGGCTTGGTTATTATGATTATCCTCTTTTTTATAACAAAAAATGATTATTCATCACTCAAAAAGTCGATGGATGTAATGAGTACAAGCTATGAAGAGCAGATTGCAACATTGGAAGCTCTCCACCAAAAAGAGTTGGCCGCCCGAGAAGAGGCTATAGCCAAATTTGAGCGTGATCTGATAAATCTGACAGAAAAATATAATGAGTCGGTAGCCGATTTAAGCAAAAATAAAGAAAAAGACATAAAAAAGTTCATCAGAGATTTCGACGAGCAGCCAGAGGAGTTGGCCAGAGAAATTGAGGAGGCTTTTGGATTTGAATATGTGGAGTAAAATCACATTATTGTTTCTTTTTGGTTTTTTAAATTCAGCACAAGCTGCCGATGGCAAATTTACCTTTATTCAAGAAGGAAAGGCAGCACCCTTTACTGGAACATTATTTGATCCCGAGGCAACAGCCAGATTATTGGCAAATCACAAGTTTCTAAAAGAAGAATATGATTTAAAACTCGGATTCGAACTGCAAAAGCAAAAAGCACAATGCCAACTTAAAATTGATCAACTAAATATTACAATTGACACAGAAAGAGAAAGATTCAATTCAACATTAGTTTTAAAAAACACAGAAATCGAGCAATTAAACAAGATCATCCGAAAGAAGCCTGGAAAGAACGCCCTTATTTGGGGTGTTATCGGAGGCTTTGCAATTGGTGTCGGGGCAACTATTGGAATAACATATGCGGTGAATAAATGAAAAAAGACTTAAATGAAGTTGCCAAATATGAAAATGCTATTTCTAAGAAATATGGGAAAGAAGCAATACAGCACCCAAAAGCCGACTGGGATGATGAAAAAGAAAAAGATTATCAGCAGCAAATCCGCGAATTACACAAAAAAGAAATAAAACATCGAGAAAATAATGAAAAAGTAGAAGTTGATGGAGTTTTAATATCTAAAAAACTAATTAATAAAGACAATAATAGGATTTGTCAAACATGTCGTTCTTATTCTTTTGATTCGCGTGATGATGTTTATATGACAAAATTTGATTGTTGTTTTAAGTGCTACATTCAGTGGGTCGAAGGTCGCGAGGAAAGGTGGAAGTCTGGATGGCGCCCCGAAAAGGAATAAAATAATGAAACTTACAAAATTTCAATTGAGAAAAATTATCAAAGAAGAGATTGGAAAGGTTATCGAAGGCGCGCCCTCTGACGCTTTCGGAGATACGGAAGGAGAAAAATATTGGGGAAAGGCTGCTGAATTGGGTGGTGAATCTGGAGAGCTTCCAGATCTCGGGACATCAAAGACTAGTGCTAGAGATGCTCTTCTTGCCATCGGTGCTCTGGCACTGCAATCTGGAATGACAAAAGAAGAGGTCCTAGAGGCCCTAACTCAGAGTCTATAAAAAGGAAAAAAATTATGAAACTTACGAAATCACAGTTGAGAAAACTCATCAAGGAAGAAATCAAAAATGTCTCCGTTCGGCGCCCTCACCTTCGTGGTAAAATTAAGCTTACAAAATCACAATTAGCTAATATCGTTAAAGAAGAAATTAATAATTTGATGAAAGAAGGGTGGGGAGATTATTTGTCTGCGGCTAGCACATTGAAGGCCGACGCTGACGCCGAAGTGGCCACAAAGCTCGCCGACGACAAAAAACACTTCCAAGACCAGATCATCGATGAACTCCCGGCTCTTTTTGATCCCAATTCCGAGTTGGAGCACGCTTTTGTACATGTGCAAGAGGAAGACAGCAAGGGTAGTGTCCAGAAATATCTGGAGTCCCACGGGGAAGAATTGGCCAAACAAATGGTAAATCACCTTCGTGCGATTTTTGCAGGAGACGCTCAATATACAGAAGAGCCATGGCTGGCAAAAACGTTGCCAGTCCTGAATCAGATCTACCGCGAAGAAGATGAAGTTGCGTGGTTCAGTCAGAGTGTGGAAGAATACATCAGGAACATTCTCCTAAGGCCTCCCGGCTCCGAAAGGAGTGATATCGAGGATATGATCAAAAACAAATATGTAAACCCGGAGGACCCGGGCCTTACCGGCGCCCACCTGGCTCAGTACAATTCTTATAAAAAAGAAAAAGGAATTAAATAAATGGCTACAACATTAGAAATTATTACAGGGATTAATCAGGCAGCAGCAAATGCCTACGATGGATCCCACGACGAGCGCTTCGTAACCGGAGATGTCAAAAAGATTGGTCTAAATCGGGAAGAGGGCTGCCCAATCATTGATAGTCGGGTTTCTGATGGTTTCGGCGTGAAAATTGTCGGAGACATGCTCCAAATTAACTATGAATCAAATGTTGCCCTGTCTTCTGTTTATGCAGTTGGCTTTGAGGAAGAATGCGAACGCAAAATTCAACAGATCGCAGACTTTTTGAAGAAGGAATATAAGGCTATCACTGGAAAATCACTCTCAATCACTCCACAAGGCGAAGCAAAGTGCCTTGTCCAGAATACATCAAGAGTGAGAACATTTGTGACAGCACACAAGATGTACAAGATTGGCGGAATGAAGCAGGTTACCACCCTTGGTGAGGCAGTGACCGACACGATGGCTGTCAATTACCACAAATTCTTAAAAGAAGGCGGATTCGCCAAAGAATAAACAATGTCATACACACTCTCCAAAAAGGAAATAGTAGCTGAAATACTAAAGTGTGGAAAAGATCCGATCTACTTCGTAAATAATTACGCAAGAATCTCACACCCGATCAAAGGTCTTATTCCATTTAAGACTTATGACTATCAGGCTGACCTTTTAACAGATTTTAATGATTACCGCTTTAATGTAATCCTCAAAGCACGCCAGTTGGGCATCTCAACTATTGCTGCTGGCTATATTGTTTGGATGATGCTGTTTCATAGAGACAAGAACATTCTTGTTATGGCCACAAAATTCAAAACAGCGGCCAATCTTGTCAAAAAAGTTAAGGCAATTATGAAAAATGTCCCAGACTTTCTTCTTATCGCCAATATATCAATTGATAATAGGGCATCTTTCGAGCTTTCCAACGGTTCACAAATTCAAGCAGCCTCAACTTCCGGCGATGCTGGTCGTTCCGAAGCACTTTCTCTTTTGGTGATTGATGAGGCCGCACACGTTGAAAACCTAAGCGAGCTTTGGGCCGGCCTGTATCCTACAATTTCAACTGGTGGTCGAGTGATCGCTCTTTCTACTCCAAATGGTGTTGGAAACTGGTTTCACAAGACATATAGCGAGGCAGCGGAGGGGTCAAACGACTTTCACCCCGTTGTGCTGAATTGGGACGTTCACCCTGACCGAGATCAGGAATGGTTTGAGAAAGAAACAAGAAATATGTCCAGACGAGAGATCGCTCAGGAGCTTGAATGTAACTTCAATACATCGGGCGAGACAATTATTCATCCGGATGATATCGCGTGGGTAGAAACGAACGTTAAAGATCCTAAATACAGAACAAGTTTTGACAGAAATATGTGGATTTGGGAAGAATATAATCCCGAATGCACTTACCTCCTTGTTGCCGATGTCGCAAGAGGAGATGGGGCAGATTATTCTGTTTTTCACATCATCAAATTAGATACAATGGAAGTTATAGCAGAGTATCAAGGAAAACCCAGTTTAGATATGTATTCCAGCATTTTAATGCAGGCTGGCAAAGAATATGGTAATTGTTTGTTGGTTGTTGAAAATGTTGGCATTGGCATTTCCGTTTTGGAAAAATTAATTGAGTTGCAATATCCGAATTTATATTATTCGATAAAGGGTACCCATGAATATGTAGATAGCCACCAGGGAGCAACGAACAACTCTGCTGTCCCAGGATTTACAACATCTTTAAAAACCCGACCTCTTATCGTTGCAAAATTAGAAGAATTCATTAGAAACAAACTAATTAAAGTATATTCGGTTCGCTTTTCTAACGAATTGCGAACTTTTATTTGGCACAATGGCAAACCTCAGGCGATGAGGGGATATAATGATGACCTTATTATGGCATTAGCAATTGGTTGTTGGGTGAGGGATACAGCATTGAGTGTTAATAAGAGAGAATTAGAATATAAAAAGGCGTGTTTGGATTCCATGATTAGAGTTAATACAAAAATTAATACAACAATCCCAGGAATGCAGGGATATAATAGAAAAGAAGCATTAGATGAGAAGATGTTTAAAGCAAAAGAAGATTATGAACAATATTCTTGGTTAATAAAAGGATAAAGAATGGCCGACCAAAAGAAAAACCCCAATAACTCACAATCAGAACTTTTTAGGAGATTAACGAGATTATTTTCGGGTCCAATCGTAAACTGGCGTACCCAGATGAATCGAAAGATTCGAAGAACGGCGCTTGACAAATATTCAACAGATTTCAGATCAGCAAGTGGTCAACAATTTAAAAAATCAGAATATAGCCCCTTTGATGTCATGCATTCGAAGATCATGGCTCAACAAAATAGAGCCGAGAGATATATTGATTATGAACAAATGGAATATATGCCAGAATTGGCCTCCGCAATGGATATTTATGCTGATGAAATGACAACACACTCTGCTCTTTCTCCTATGATGGATATTGAGTGCCCAAACGAAGAAATCAAAGCGGTTCTTCGCTCTCTTTATGAAAATGTTTTAAATATTAATCATAATTTGTTTGGATGGTGTCGCTCAATGTGCAAATTCGGAGATTTTATTCTTTATATGGATATTGATGACCGTATCGGTGTAAAATCTGTCATCCCAATCCCACTGAAAGAGATTGAAAGGATGGAAGGCGAAGATCCTACTAATCCAAACTACGTCCAATACCAGTGGAACTCTGCTGGTATGACTTTTGAAAATTGGCAAATTGCTCATTTCCGAATACTTGGAAATGACAAATATTCCCCATATGGTACCTCCGTGATGGAATCTGCTCGACGTATTTGGCGTCAGTTGGTTCTTATGGAAGATGCAATGATGGCTTATCGGATTGTCCGTTCAGCAGAACGAAGAGTTTTTTATATCGATGTCGGAAATATTGCCCCGCAAGATGTAGAAACCTTCATTCAAAAGACAATTACATCTATGAAACGAAATCAGGTTGTTGATGCGAATACGGGAAGAGTCGATTTGAGATATAACCCTCTTTCGGTTGAAGAAGACTATTTTGTTCCAATTAGAGGAGGAGAATCATCTAAAATTGAGTCACTTCCTGGCGGTCAATTTACTGGTGATATTGATGATGTGAAATATCTTCGAGACAAAATGTTCTCTGCGATAAAGATACCGTCCGCATATTTGTCAAGTGATACAGAAAGTGTGGAGGATAGGACAACACTTGCACAAAAAGATGTTCGCTTCGCAAGAACCATCCAAAGACTACAGCGCTCTGTTATTGCCGAGTTGGAAAAGATTGGAATCGTTCATTTATATACTTTGGGATTTAGAGGCGATGATTTAGTAAGTTTCCGATTAAAGTTAAATAATCCATCCAAAATTGCCGAACTTCAAGAATTGGAGCACTGGAAATCAAAATTTGATATTGCCAGCGGCGCCACCGAAAACTTTTTTAGCCGTCGTTGGATTGCTCAAAACATTTTTAGTCTTTCCGAAGAGGAGTTTGTTAGAAACCAAAGAGAAATGTTCCACGATAGAAAATATGAAGCAGAACTTAATGCCGCAGCAGAATCTGCCGGCGAAGCCGCTGCTGGAGGGATTGGGGATCTCGGCGGCGGTGATCTTGGGGATCTTGGCGGCGGTGATCTTGGGGATCTTGGCGGCGGTGAAGACCTTGGGGATCTTGGCGGCGGGGATCTTGGCGATCTCGGCGGCGGTGAAGACCTTGGCGGTGAAGAGGGGGGAGGCCCCCTTTTGGCAGCCCCAGCGAAGCGAAATGATGATCGTGACGATAGAAACCGCCGATATACTAAAAATTCTTTAGGAAAAAAGGCCAAAGGAAAGAGATATGTTCCCAAAGAATTAAGGGGACACGACGGCCGAAATGGGAGAGAACAAAACTATACAGCCATAGCATTCCCAAAGTCAAAAGAGATAGTACCGGGAATGGAAAATTTAATGGGTCTTTCTCGGGGTATTTACGAAACTAAACAACCTAATTATAATAAAGAAGAAGCTCTTTTGTTTGAAGCAAGCTCAAGAGTTAAAGATTTAGTCGCAGAATTAGAAAACTTGGAGATTCAAATAGATGAAAATGAAACACAATAAGAAGCGCAATAGCGCTTTTATTTTCGAGGTGCTAATCAGGGAACTGGCCAAAACCATTATGGAAAAAAATGATAATAAGAAAAAAATTATTATGAAGCTCATTAAGGAACACTTTAGGGGAAATACTGTTTTGGCTAAGGATATGGATATTTATAAATCAATTCTGGACACCAAAAACGTCGAGAGACATACAGCGGAAAGATTAATTTTCGAATCAAGAATGCAGAAAAAGACTATCAATCATCGAGAGCTTTTCAAAGAACAGACGGCGATAATCGACAAAATAAATAAATTTATATCTCCAGAGGCATTTTCCAATTTTATTCCAAATTATAGAGATTTGGCAACAGTTTTTCAAATTTTTAATCCAAAAGTAAAAACAAAACAAAGAGTATTGTTGGAAAATCATATGATCAACATTATGATTACCGAAGAAGAGCGCGAAAAAGAATTTTTAAAACCAATTGACAACCTAACTTATAAAACATTTGTTCAAAAGTTTAATGAGAAGTATTCTAATAAGCTAATAAAAGAACAAAAAGAATTATTGAGTAAATATATCGGTTCCTTTGCTGATCACGGTATCGAATTGAAGATGTTTTTGAATGAGGAAATCCCCAGACTTACAAATATCGTCAAAAATTCTCTTAATTTGAAAGAAATCAAAAATGATCAAGATATGGTGGAAAAGACAAAAAAAGTTATTAAAATTTTGGAAACGACATCAAAGAGAGTCTTGGATAATAAATTTGTTCATGATATTTTAAAAATTCAAGGTCTCGTTAAGGAACTGGCTTAAATGGCAATTACAATCCAGATTGGAAAAGCAGCGCGCCAAGAGAAAATTACTTTAGAATTAAAAGCTAGAAAATCTCTTGATGGAAATATTATGATCTTTGATCACGAAGAGATGGATATCGTAATTATGCCGACTAAGAGCAAGGTTGTAACTTTTGCCAAGAATGATTATTCTGAAACCGTTTACGAGGCTCAAAATAGACTATTTGAATTTTTAAAACGAAATGGTGTTGTCGAATATGAGTCAATCAGAGGAGGCAGCGTTTATGGATCATTGGAGGGTTTAATTCCGACTTCTAAAAATAAAGAAATAAATCCAGTAGATTATACAATTTATGGTATTTATAAGTTCTTAAAAGAAGAAAAACCATATTATGATTACATCGATGATTATGAACAAATGCTTGACAATTATTATACACATCCGACAGATCAAGACTCTACAGAACTTGGTGAAGTGCCGCAAGCCTCTGAAAAGGGTTCAATCAAGCCCGGATATACTTATCAGCCATATTGGATGAGCTACATGCTTGAAGGAAAAGAAAAATGAAACTTACATCAAAACAATTGAGAAAGATTATTAAAGAAGAGGTTAGAAACGTCCTGTCAGAAACTAAAATGATGGGCGGAATGAACCGGGAGATGGGCATCGGAAGAGGCTCAGAACCACAGGATACTAGATCTACTGCTGATTCTAGTAAATTATTTAATTTAAAACAACAATTGTTCGACAAGTTGGAGGCCGCGATTGAAGAAGAAGATGAAGATCATTGGCTTAAGGACATGCCCGCAGATGGTGAGGCTCCGGGATATGACGATCTTGAGTCCGACTTGATGGTCAGTGGAGATTACACGATCGAAGACTATTTAAAAGCCATAAAAGCATTTCTCACCAAATACGGCGAAGAGCAGTTTTTAGAAGCTCTGCGGTAACCAGTTGTCCCTCCTCTATTTCATCCTAACTGCCTACGGATTAACTCAATTAATCTGTTATGCCAAAATTTTTAATAAAATCCGACCAAGTGGCTACTTTTGGAGATGTCCAATGTGCACTGGCTTTTGGGTTGGTATTTTTTTATGTGGAATAAGCCCTTTTACGGAACTATTTACATACGAACTTAATGTTATGAATTTCTTTATTTGTGGCTGCCTAAGTTCTGGAACTTCTTATATCTTAAGCACGGTATTTGGAGATAACGGCATAAATCTACGAGGAGGTGATTAACATGTTTATAAGATATATGCTTCGAGGAGTCCGTCGTTGTAAAAACGGTTGTTGACTACTTTAAAGAGGGAAAAAAATGAGTAAAGTTTTATTGAGAGAATATTATGCTCTTTGTGAGGGGGGCGTTTGTCAAGATCTGCTGACAGAGGCCGAGAAGAGAGATATAAGAGAAAACAATGCCATGTATTTAACTGGCCTTATGCAGCACTGCGATGTCCAGAATGGCAATGGGAGGGTTTATCCTCAAAAGACCCTTATGAGGGAGGTTAAGACATACCAAAAGCTTGTCAAAGAAAAGCGAGCCCTTGGCGAACTTGATCATCCAGATGATTCTGTCATTAATTTAAGAAATGCTAGCCACATGGTTACCAATATTTGGGCAGACGGCCCAAAAGTTATGGGAACCGTTAAGGTTCTTAACACCCCAGCCGGCGGAATCCTAAGATCCCTCGTTGAATCGGGAGTCCAACTTGGTATTTCGTCACGAGGCCTTGGTTCTGTTCGTGAAAGCACTCAAGGAACAATGGTCGAGGATGATTTTCAACTTATTTGTTTTGATTTTGTTTCGGAGCCAAGTACACCAAACGCCTTCATGAATTTGCAGGAAGGCAAGCAATATAAAGAGCCAAATATTTTTACAAAAGCAGATAGAATTAATAGAGCTTTAAACAATATACTGGGAAATTAAAAAATGGAAATTAAACTATCTTCTTTGGTTCTTTTAAAAGAGTTTCTGGACTCTAGGGGCGCGGAAAAATTAGGTGCGAAACAAGTTGAGATCTTACAAAAAATATTAGATACCCTAGAAGGTATGGATATAAGCATCGATCAGCTTACTGCTTTGGTGGCCGGAACAGATGCCCTTAGTCTCCAAATAGGGCAAAATACATATGGTAGGATGGCACCAACACCAATGAATATCAAAAGATCCCCGTCCCCCCCGGCCGTTCCTAAGGCCGCCGCCGCCAATGAAGGCTGGTCAGATCATAAACAAACAAAATCCCTAACAGAAAATTGGCGCCATTTTATAGAAAAAAAGAGAAGAAAATGAAAAAGAATGAATTTAAGAAAATATTAAAACCTCTTATCAAAGAATGCATCAAGGAAGTAATCTTTGAAGAGGGTATTTTGTCAAATTTAATTAAAGAAGTCGCACTGGGTATTGGCTCTCAGCAAACAATCGTTGAATCCAAGGCATCAGAGCCAGAACACGACTTCTCAAGACAGCGTGTGGAACTCCAAGAAGAAGCACATGCTGCAATGACGGAAAAAAAGAGAAAGCTTGAAGAATCCCTCGGCAGCGGATTTAAAGGAATTTTTGAAGATGTTGAACCCCTCCACAAAGGGGGGTCTCCTGGCGGATCTCCGGCCCAGGGCCCTTTAGCAACTTATGCAGCAAACGATCCGGGTGTCGATATAAGTGGAATCATGGCAATTGGTGGCGGAAAGAACTGGAAAAACATGATTTAGATTGTCTTTCTGACTATTTATAGCGGAGGTTATAAGTGTCCAGATTTAGACCAAGCCCAAATTATATTTATGGTGGTATCACAGTTAATGGTGAGTGGAATGATGGTTACTTGGGGAATGACGAATATATTCCATTGCTCCCAACAGATTTTAATGTGCGGGAGTATAGTCGCACTACTACTACACAGAATAATGTTATAGAAGGCTTACAGACTACAACGACCCCACCGGGGGGCTCTGTTGTTCTTCCGTGCACTGATGGTGGATCATTTGCTATGAAAATCATTCCCCCTGGATATGAAGCATTCGCTTTCATTATTCACGGGCAAATTGCTCCTCTTTTTGATGTTGCGGCATATGGATCGCGCCTCACTACCGGTGCCAATCCGTCTGTTGCTTCGGGTAATCAAAATATAATACACACTTTTACTACTGCTGGCTCCGGAGACGGACAAACTTATGTTATTATAGAATTCGATCCGGTAAACGCCACCGATGAGATGTTTGGTGGTAAAATTTTCATAAGAAAAATACCTTGAGAGGTGTTTTTTGGTTCTCTTCTTCAAAAATGAGAACTATATAAATATAGGGGGGGATTAATTAATGTCAAGATTCAGAGCTAATAATAAGATTTTTGGTGGCCTCACGGTCGATGGCTCTTGGTCTGCCGGCTACTTGGGAAATGATGAATATATTCCAGTGTTTGGTTCTGATTTTAATGTTCGCGAGTATGCAACAACTGGTCGCCCTCAATCAACAGCTATCGAAGGTCAATATACAAATGGGACAGGAGGTGCTATCCGAATTCCTGCTGGCGCCGCCATGGGGCCCTCATATGCTATGAAGATTATTCCTAAGGCTTACGAAGCCTTTGCTTTTATTGTGCATGGTACTATATTTCCTACTTACAATGTCAGAGCTTTTAGTTCTACACTCGATAGCAACACCGTGACGAATCTTCAAGCTGCCCCCGGCGCGCAAAATACAACACATACTTTTACTAGTGTAGTTCCCGGAGATGGTTCCAATTATGTTGCTATATATTTCGAGCCAGCAAATATCAAGTCTGAGGTGTATGGTGGTAAAATTTTTATAAGAAAGAAAACATGAGGGGGATTAATTAATGTCAAGATTTAGACCAAGCCCAAATTATATTTCTGATCCCATCACAGTCGATGATGGCTGGTCTGCTGGTTACTTGGGAAATAGTGAGTATATCCCGTTATTGGGGACTGATTTTAATGTTCGCGAGTATGCATCAACTAGTCGCCCTCAATCAACAGCTATCGAAGGTCAATATACAGCTACAGTCGGCGCGGGTGCTATCCGAATTCCTGCTGGCACTTCCGCTGGTGCTTCGTATGCTATGAAGATTATTCCCAGAGCCTATGAGGCATACGCCTTCATCATCCGTGGGACCGTAACCCCTCTTTATAGCCTCAGGGCTTTTAGTTCCGCACTTGATAGCACGGCCGTGACGGATCTTCAGCTTTTCTTCGGCGCTCAAAATGTAATACATACTTTTACTAGTGTAGTTCCCGGAGACGGATCAAATTATGTTATTATAAGTTTCCAGCCGACGAATTCCAGCGATGAGGTGTTTGGTGGTAAAATCTTTATAAGAAAGAAGACATAAGGGGCGCGAATGTTAGAACAAGAATTTATTTTAGATGAAAATCAAAAAGAGCTTTTACTTAAAGGTTCAAAATACCAAGTGATGATGGAATGGGAAAAGCCCTATATGGAGGCGATTATTGATGAAATAAAGCCTACTGGTGATGTTCTTGAAATCGGATTTGGGTGTGGGTATTCGGCAACACAAATTCAGCACTATAATCCCAAAAGTCATACAATAATTGAATGTGACACTACAGTAATCCAGAGGTGCAAAAACTGGTCAGAAAAATATAAGAATATTAACATTATTCATAATACTTGGCAAAAAGCTTTATCTTCTGTGGGAGAGTTTGATTTTATATTTTTTGATGACTATCCTCTCGAAACATTTGAAGAGGTTACAAAAGAAAATTTATTACAATTCAGAGTAGATCAGGAAAGGCTCTATCTGTTTATTGATATTTGTTTAGATTGGCATATGAAGCCTGAATCGATCTTATCGTGTTATTTAAATTCTTCTGAAAGCAAATTCAATCATTCGCGCTGGAAGGACCTAATTATAGAGAACCCGAGAATTTTATATAAAGAAAAGATAATAGATATAGAAATCCCAAAAAATTGTAATTATTTTAAAGGAAACAACAAGGTTGTTATTCCGATAATTAAAAAAGTTGGATAAATTATGGAGATAAAATGTCAAAAAAACCAGTGAATATATCAGTCAAGCCCAGAGGCCGGAATGACACTCCGCAGAGAATGATAAAAAGATTTATAAAGAAGGTCAAAAAAGAAAAAATCTTAGAAACTTATCGTGAAACTTTGCGATATGAAAAGCCTTCTGAGAAAAGAAGGGAAAAAAAGAAAAGAAGAAAGCAAGTTCTTAAAAAACTTGCTGAGGAAAATAAAATAAAATAAAAGATAATTAAGTTTTCAAAACTAATTATAGAATGTTAGGAGTTTAATAAATGCCAATTTATGAGTACAGAGCAGGATTACAAAATGTCGGATCCTATCAAGTCGGCGGGACACCATATTTAACTGGAACTTTAGTCGATCCTGCAAACCCAAATTTGGGTGAAGTTAAAATTTCTTTTCCGAATGTAACAAAAAATATTTTAGTAACAAACACGAGTGCCAGTGTTCCAATCCGAGTTCATTTTAATTCTGCTGTAGATGGAAATGTTATTGGGGGGCATCACTATTTTACGTTGGAAGATAAAAAAGACAGTATAACTTTTAATCAAAAGTGTAAAGAAATTTATATTTCACTGGAAACAACCACCTCAACGGGATCCTTCGAATTGGTTGCTGACTTAACTGGAATTAAAGACAATGAGATGTTCGCCTTAACTGGGTCCGGACTTACAGATTAATTCCTTATAATAAAAACGGTCATTTTGTATTTCGAAAGACTATTTATTTGTGAGTAAATCTATAAGGGAATATATCTATGTCTTCATTACTAGAACAAGCGATAATTGATGCAGCAGCTTTAAAAGAGGCAGCCATTAAAAATGCTGAATCTGCAATTTTGAATAAATATTCAACCGACATTAAAGAGGCGGTGGAAAACTTGTTAGAGCAAGACGATGAGCTTGCCCTTGGTGTTGAGGATGGAATGGGATTATCTACTTCCTTGGAAGATAGTATTCCTCTTGCTGGTGCACCACCAGAATCAATCGATGAGCAAGAAATTGTATTAAGTATGGAAGAGCTTAAAGATATGGCCGAAGCTCTTGCTGATGCAGAAGGAGATTTGATTGGTGAACCATCACCACACGAAAATCTTGTTGATGATGTGCCGGGCGCCGAGCCACCCTCGTCCCAAGAAGCGGAGACTTCATCTGTCCCTGTTGATGTAACCTTGGAAGAGGAAATAAATTTAGAAGATCTTGATGAGATCTTGGAAGAACTCATCGTCGATATCGTTCCTGAAAAAAGCGGATGGGCTGGCACCCCCGGAACTATTATGGATTACAAAGAAGAATTGGCCTTGGCCCATCGCTCTGGAACAGAGGCACTAGCACAGGCAAAAGCATTGACACAGGCTGGAGAAAGACTTAGAGAGGCAAATAGAGACCTCAAATCAAAAAATACAAAAATGATAAAAGCACTCCAGATCTTAAAAGAAAGTTTTAATAAAGTTAATCTCTCAAATGCGAGATTAGTTTACACGAATCAGGTATTAACAGACAACTCCTTGAATGAGCGGCAAAAAAAGAAAATTGTCGAGGCTCTGTCAAAATCAGATTCTATTGAAGAAGCAAAGGTAATATTCGAAACTCTAAAAAGCGCGGTGGGAAGTGTATCAGGTAAAGCACGTCCACAATCACTACGCGAGACCATCGAAAGACCCTCTGCCACTTTACCTAGAAGAGCAGCCAGAACTGTTGAATCTCCGGAAGCGGACAGGATGCAAATACTGGCTGGAATAAAGACAAACAAATAAAGGAGATTTTTAAAATCATGTCTATACTTAAAAAATTAACTGAAGGTATTGTTCGTCGCGATCTATCTAAAGAAGGATCTGCTCTTCTCTCCAAGTGGGAAAAGACTGGACTTTTAGAGGGACTCGGGAACGAACGTGCTAAATATGGGATGGCAGCATTGCTAGAAAACCAAGCGAAGGAACTACTTCGTGAGGCTTCTACTATGGCTGGTTCACCCTCTGGAGATGTTGAAGGTTTTGCTTCCGTCGCCTTTCCTATTGTCCGTCGAGTATTCGGCGGCCTAATCGCTAACGATCTTGTTAGTGTTCAACCAATGAGCCTTCCTTCTGGACTCATTTTCTTCCTGGATTTCACCTACGATCGTGCACGCCTTGATACTCTTGCCAATACTTCGATATACGGTGGTGGTGTCGTCGCTTCACAAATCACTGGCGGTGTTTCACTTGCTGGCGATCTCGCTGAACAAAGCTATTATTCTTTGAACAATGGGTATTCAAGTCCAACAGGATCCGCCAACTTCACATTGGCCGATTTTGCATCAGGTACAGTCGGCTCTGGAGTTCCAGGCGACTGGTCGGGCAACACAGCCGCCGGCATCGCTCTCGCATTGCACGGTGATCGCCTAGTCCGCTTTGATCCAGACTTGGAATCAGGCTCTTTTGCTTGTGTTTCAACTTTGCCTCTGGCAACCCTCACCGCCGGTCAGTTTAACGTTAAAGATCTCGTCACTGTGACTCTTAACGATGCAGCCGGTGTTGTCGATGTTAATCAAGTCAGACGCCTGACTCGTGATGACCCCGATACTGCTGGTTCTGTCTTACTGGTTAACGCAGGGCTCGCATCTGCCAACGCCTGCGCAGCCGACCTTGTTTTACAGAATTCAGCATCATTTGTTATTGATGACAACTTCGCCGCCATTGGCGCGGTTGGTTCTGTATCTGGTCTAGATACATGGGGATTGGAAAACAATGCGGCAATTCCAGAAATTGACATCAAGGTTGATTCTGTGGCTGTCACTGCGAAGACCAAGAAACTCAAAGCGAAATGGACACCAGAATTGGCTCAAGACTTGAACGCATACCATAACTTGGATGCCGAAGTCGAATTGACCTCAATTCTGTCCGAGCACATCGCTCTTGAAATCGACCAAGAAATCTTGGAAGATCTCGTGAAGGGTGCTACTGCTGAAACCTTGTTCTGGTCACGACTTCCTGGTAAGTTTGTAAATCGGACAACTGGTGCACCACTAATTCCAACTAGTGGGTTTCCTGACTTCACGGGTAATGTATCCGAGTGGTATGAAACCTTGATTGAGACCATTAATGATGTCTCGGCCCAAATTCACCGTAAGACCCTTCGAGGCGGCGCTAACTTCATCGTGTGTTCACCTGAAGTTGCTAACCTCCTTGAGTTTACCGCTGGATTCCGTGGTGCCGTGACTCACGATGATGATCGTGGTCAAGTTGGTGCTGTTAAAGTCGGCTCTTTGAGCAAGAAGTTTGACGTTTACGTCGATCCTTACTTCCCACGGAACGTTGTTCTCGCAGGACGTAAAGGTTCTTCTTTCCTCGAAAGCGGATATGTGTACGCACCGTATGTACCTCTCCAGATGACTCCAACAATCTTCGGTACCGAGGACTTCGTGCCGCGCAAAGGCGTCATGACTCGATATGCCAAGAAGATGGTCCGCCCGGATATGTACGGCTTGGTCGTCGTTCAAGATTTGTCATAGTATAATCTAGGACACATTAACACAAAAAATGCCCCCCCTCCGTTTTCGGAGGGGGGTTTGTTTATTTGGAAACTAATTAATGCGGAGGGATCATAAATGGCATTGCCAACACTAACACCAGCCAGCCAAATGAGCAAGGCGATATTGCCCATAACCGGGGCGGCCGCCGATGTCGCTGCAACACTTCCGCTTGGTATATATACATCTAATGCTTTTCTTTCTGGTGCCGCTGATCAAGTTGCTTATACATATAAGAAATTGGGTGGAGATGTCTTAGACATTGAAATGCTGGCATCAAATGTATATGCGAACTATGAAGAGGCTGTTTTAGAATATAGTTATTTGGTCAATTTGCATCAATCGAAGAATATTCTCTCCAATGTTCTCGGACAAACAACGGGAACATTTGATCAAGATGGAAATATTGTAACTGGACCGACTAATGTTAATTTAAAATTCCCCCGTGTTACTTTCGAATATGAAAGAAGGGTGGCTGATAATTTTTCTTTCAATGCTGATGTTGGAGGAACAATTCCAATTTATTCGGCATCTTTCGAAATTACAGAGGGAGAGCAAGATTATGATTTACAAGCAATTATATCAGGATCGTCGGCTAGCGGCTTGCAGCCCAACGGCGAAGCTGCCCCATTCGCAGGCATTGTTGGAAATAAGAGGGTTATAGTCAAAAAAGTCTTCTTTAAGACACCTGCTGCAATGTGGAGGTTCTTCGGATATTACGGAGGATTGAATGTTGTCGGAAACCTTCTATATTATGGACAATATACTGATGATTCCTCTTTCGAGGTAATCCCTGTATGGCAGAATAAGTTACAGGCGAAGGCCTACGAAGACCACTTGTTCACACGCCTATCTCACTATTCATATGAATTAAAGGACAATAAATTAAGAATATTTCCTCAGCCACAACTGGTAGGCATATATAGGTTTATGTGGGTTGAATTTTCAGTTATACCTGATAGCTGGGATGAGGCTTCCGATGTGGATACTGGAATAGGTGGGGTTAATAATATTAATACTATTCCTTTCGATAATCTTCCCTATGAAAATATTAATGCGATAGGAAAACAATGGATCCGAAGATTTGCTTTGGCCCTATCGAAAGAAACTCTTGGTCAAATTCGAGGAAAATTCAATCCCATTCCAATTCCAGGATCGGATATTACCTTAAATGCATCCGATCTCTTAAGTCAAGCCCAGAATGAACAAGAAAAATTACGAGAAGAATTAAAGACAATTCTGGATGAATTAACTTATGCAGAACTAGCAAAGAGAGACGCAGAAATAACAGAGGCGGTCAATACGGTACAAACAAAGGTGCCAATGTTGATTTTCCAAGGATAAATACATAAGTGAGCAGCAAAAAAGACCAATTTGATGACGATTTCAGACCTTATTTTCCCGAGGAAAAAAAGGCCACTGTCCCTGCACTAAAAGAAATTACTTTTATGCCATCCACCATCGAAACAATTGATTATGCCCTTCATGAGTGGCTGAATGAAGAATTAAATATATTTTGCACAACAAATGATGGATGGAAGAAAGTACCTATTATATGGTCAATGCCCGAAAGAGCCTTTCAGGTAAAAGAAAATAAAGAGTTGCGCAATCTGGATGATATTTTCACATTCCCAGTTATGAGTGTTGAAAGGTCTTCATTAACGAAAGACCCAACTATGAAGGGAGTTGTCCAAGCCAATGTTCCACGCCGAAATGATGCGAAAGGTGGTACAATTACCGTTGCAAGAAGAATCCAGCAGGAAAAGACAGCAAATTTTGCCAACAAAGACGCAAGAAGAAAATTTAATCAGCAAACCTATCCTTTCAAAAATGAAAAAACCGTTTATGAAATAATGACCATCCCGTTACCCACATATGTTGTGGCAACTTATAAAGTTACGATAACAACGGAATATCAACAACAGATGAATGAAATTTTTACACCCTTTATCGTTAGTACAGGGCAAATAAATAATTTTTTCATAACTAAAGACGGTCATAGATTTGAGGGCTTTATACAAGGCGAATTCGGTTTAGAAAATAATATTTCCAATTTGGGAGAAGAAGAAAGAAAGTTTCAAACTACGATAGATTTAAAAATATTAGGATATTTAATGGGAGCCGACAAGAACGATGATCAACCAAAAATCACAATTAGAGAAAATGCCGCTGAATTTAAATTTGTAAGAGAAAGAGTAATAATGGGCGATAAGAAGGAATATTAATAATTATGGCTGAGAACAAGTGGGAAAAACCATCAAATCCACCGCCGCCTCTTTTTCTTGGAGAAAAGGAGAGAAACCTTGTAAAGCAAGTTAATGACGAGCTTATGGAGCGAGTCATTGGCCAAGCTATAACCTATTTTCCGCTTTCCGTTGAGAGAACAAATTTTCACCCCCTGTATGGCGAGGCAATAGAAAAATGTTTCCTTGCACCCGTCAGGGTATATGTTCTGATTGAATTTGACGGGATAGGGACAGCCACAGAAAATTATGGTCTGGATAAAACCTACTCTCTAACCGTTAGGTTTCATGAAAGAAGATTATTTGAAGATCAGGACCTTTATGTGAGAGAAGGAGACTATATACAGTATGGCTCCTCTTTCTTTGAGATTGTCACACTCACAGAAGAGAGGGAAATATTTGGACAAGTTGAGGCGAGATTTCAACTAAGTGCCAAATGCATTAAATCTCGAAAAGGATTAATGAATTTCAAAGTAGTTTCTTAAAATATTAATTGAGGCTTTCGCAATTCAATGAACTATTTATTATGTGATAAAGTAATCTAGATTTAGAGGAGAATCCCTTAGATGTCAGTTAAAAAATTTAAATTTGTGTCCCCAGGCGTATTTACGCGAGAGATCGACAATTCCCAACTGCCAGCAGTTGAGACACCCTCGGGCCCAATAGTTATAGGTAGACTGCCACAAGGCCCAGCAATGGAACCAGTAAAGATTGATTCTTTTTCTCAATTTGTTGAAGTGTTTGGCAATCCTGTTCCGGGAAAAGCAACAGGAGATGTGTGGCGCACCGGAAACTATCAAGGTCCAACTTATGCCTCATACGCCGCACAGGCTTATTTAAGAAATAGTACCGATTCTATGAGCATTGTTAGACTAGCTGGATTAGCTAGTGAAGATGTCGGTACAGGAGGGGAGGCCGGCTGGGCTGTCCAAGGTGATGTATCCGGCTCGGTATTATCAAATGCCGGTGCATATGGGATGTATCTGTGCCAATCGGGTTCGGGCACCAAGAATGCCTATCTGGCTGCAATTTGGTATATATATAATGGGGGAGCCGTAGGGCTTTCCGGAACTCTTGCAGGAGGAGCCACTCTGGTTGGTGGTGTCGGTGGACTAATCGACCCATCTAGCGATATTGGTTCTTCAAAGGGCCCCGACTATCAGGCTTATATTAAAGACACCACTGGCGCCGAAGTTTATAAGACAACCTTCAACTTTGATCCTTCTTCTAGAACATTTATTAGAAAAGTATTTAATACAAACCCCCAGACACTAGGCGGTGTTTTGCCGGCCGGCTCTTATAACCTCGGGGAAAGTGTTTATTGGCTCGGAGAGACTTATGAGTCCTTCATCCAAAAGCAACTTGATTTAGGAAATCTTAATGATAGTTCATATGGTTTGATAATGCCATTCGACTTGGCGGCTAAAGCAGACTACACACAAGATTTTACAAAGGCAAAAACCGGTTGGTTCTTCTCACAAGATCTATCAACTGCAACGGCATCCTATCAGCCAGAGAATATGCAGAAACTATTTAGACTTCATGCAACAGAACCTGGAAAATGGGTTCAAGATAATATAAAAGTTTCCATTCAGGGTCTCACTTATTCAAGAAGTACAACTGGCACAAACAATTATGGTTCGTTTACCGTCGTTCTTCGTAAGGTAGATGATACTGACAAGGTTGTTAAAATTGTAGAGCGATTTTCAAATGTTAACTTAAATCCGTTATCAGATAATTACATTGCAAAGAAAATTGGTGATAGGTATAGTGTCTGGGATCAATCAGTAAAATTAATGAGAGAGTATGGAGAATATCCGAATGCATCTAAATATGTAAGAGTAGAAGTTAACGATACCGTTAGAAATGGTATCGCAAATGCGGATTTCCTACCATTTGGAGTAAACGGCCCAGACAAATTTGTAGATGTTGATGTCAGCACATCTATCGATCCTGCGACGATCGTAGAAGACACCACCACCTCTCCAGATGATTTAGCAGCCGGCACAGGATATATGATCGCCACAGGATCGGTTATTACCGACTATTCGGCATCATTAAAATTCCCAGAAATGATACTCAGGAATTCATCTTCTGCCGGCAATTTATATGCCGAAACGGATGCCTATTTCGGCATGACAGCCACACCCTATTTAGAGAATTCAACATTGGCGTATGCCAGTTCCGTCCCTGGAACCGGATATCCAGATTATGTATACCCTCTTCCAGCAGCCGTTACTGACACAATGGTAGAGCCAATGTGGAGATTTTCGTTAGATGATGTGGTCCAGCCGCTTGGTAAAAATTATGCTCACTACTCAGCTTCAAGTAGAGCAGCGGGTACCTCGTATTCCGCCACAGGAAGTTGGAGAGATGTTATAGACTCTGGATGGACTCGTTTCACCGCGCCACTATACGGCGGGTTTGACGGATTGGAGATCGTAGAAATCGAGCCGTTTAGAAATAAATTGTTAGATGACACCCCAAATAGAAATACCAATTACGCAATGAATACACTTAGGACCGCTATAGAAGTTATCGCGGATCCCGAAACAATTAATTGTAATATGGTAACTATTCCAGGCATTACTAATACAAACATTACAACAAATCTTATTGAAACCTGCGAAGACAGGGCCGACGCATTAGCACTCATCGACATTCCCGAAGTTTATACACCATTTACTGAAACTGCCGCAGCATATTCCAATCCTGCTAGTCGAGCGGGAACCGTTTCTCAGGCGGTTTTGAATTTAGAGCAAAGGCAGATTGATAGTTCCTACGGGTGTACTTATTATCCATGGGTTCAGATTCAAGATACAGTTACCTCAAACAATCGTTTGTGGGTACCCCCTTCTGTTGTCGTCCTGGGAACACTCGCTTCCTCTGATGCAGTTTCAGAAGTTTGGTTTGCACCGGCTGGGTTTAATCGCGGTGGTCTATCTGGCGGTTCGTCAGGCTTGCCTGTTTTGAATGTTAGTCAAAGATTGACTTCAAAAAATCGTGACACACTTTACGATGCGAACATTAATCCGATTGCATCTTTCCCGAATGAGGGAATCGTAATCTTCGGACAGAAAACTCTTCAAGTAACCCCGTCTGCATTAGATAGAATTAATGTTAGGAGAATGTTGATTTTTGTTAAGAAGCAAATATCCATTTTTGCCAACACTATCTTGTTTGACCAGAATGTCGAAGTTACTTGGAATAGGTTCAAGGCAATCGCAGAGCCGTTCTTGGCAAGTGTAGAAACAAGACTGGGCTTGAGTGATTACAGGTTGGTTTTGGATAATACAACAACTACACCAGATTTGGTTGATCGTAATATTATGTATGCCAAAATTTTCCTGAAGCCCGCCAAAGCAATCGAGTTTATCGCACTTGATTTTGTAATTACAAATCAGGGTGCAGGTTTTGAGGATTAAAATGGAAAAAACAACTATATATAATAGAATGGGAGATTTTAATTATGGCAGGTGCTAAAGAATTTTGGACAAGCGCGGAAGTCGATCCGAAAAGAAAATATAGATTTAAAGTTGAGCTAGCTTCTGGGGCCGCAACAGGAACTGCCCTAGAGACTGCTGGTGTAATTTGGTTTGCGAAAACTGTCGATAAGCCTGAAATAACCATTAATACTGGTGAAGTTAACTTTATGGCCCATAAATTTTATTATCCTGGTACAGTAGAGTGGAATGAGGTTAATCTAGTACTGGTTGATCCCGTTATGCCAGATGGTGCACGAGCAACCACCAAATTGCTTGAAAATATGGGCTATCTTGGTCCTAAAAATGCCGCTGTAAATCCCTCCTCTCCCTCCAAAATACATGCTTTCCGAGTTATAATTTCTCAAATTGATTCAGTAGGAAGTGAAATCGAAAAGTGGACACTAAATAACGCATTTTTGACAAAATTGGGATTCGGTGATTTGGATTATACTTCTGAAGACTTAACGGAAATTTCTATGACATTTAGATATGATTGGGCTGAATTGGAAGCCGGCGGAAGCAAGGGTATCTTCGGCGGAAGTCAAGCTGAGTGATTTCGGGGTTTTAAAATTTTAAAATATAGCAATATAAACATAGAGGTGAAAATTGGCTAGAAATACTAAGGGGAGGCTCGGCAAAGACCTAGAGCCTTCAACCCCTTCAACTCCTGACTCTGTTGCAGCGCTGACAGAGGGAGGACTTAATTTTGCAACACCAACGGATTTTGTGGAATTACCATCGCAAGGAAGGTTTTATCCACCCGATCATCCTTTGAGTGGTGAAGAAACAATTGAAATTAAATATATGACTGCAAAAGAAGAAGACATTTTATCTTCTAAGACACTTATAAAGCAGGGTGTCGCCCTAGAAAGACTCCTTAAGAGTATTATTGTTGATAAGAGAATCAGGCCAGGCGATATGCTTACCGGAGATAGAAATGCAATATTGATTGCTTCTCGAATAACGGGTTACGGGCCAGAATATAACACAAAAATAAGCTGTCCTTCGTGCATGCAAACTGGAGATTATGAGTATGATCTTTCGGAAGTGGTGGCAGAGCCGATTCAGGACGATGAAGAAGTCACCTGGACAGAAGAAAACACAATGCTCATCAATTTGCCTTTGACAAAAATAGAAGTCGAAGTAAAACTATTAACTGGTAAAGAAGAAATGCACCTAGCCAGACTTCAGCAGTCTAAACAAAAAAAGAAGTTGTTAGAAACAATCTTAACAGATACACTTAAGACAATCATAGTTTCTATTAATAAAGATTCTTCTAAAAGTATATTGGATGAATTCATCGGCGGAGTCCCAGCAAAAGATCTCCATTATCTGAGGGCGGTTTACGCAAGAAATACTCCCAATATTGATATGTCACACGACTTTGAGTGTGATAACTGTAATTATCGAACGGTCCTGGAGGTGCCGTTTACTACGGACTTTTTTTGGCCTAAGTGATGAATACATAAAAAATGTTTATGAAGAATTCTTTGCAATGAAATATTACGGAGGGTGGAGCTTTATGGAAGCCTACAACCTTCCCGTCTTGATTCGCAGGTGGTTTTTAAAGAGACTTGCAGAAGAAATTCAAAAAGAAGCAGACCAAATGAAAAAATCCCAGAGATAAACTATATTTCTTGGATTTTTTACTATTTAGAGTAAAGGAATATTTTATCATGACCAAGAGGAGTATATCGGGAACAAAGCAACACATCGCGCTGTGGACAGATATTGATCCGTATAACTATAATTCTGAGATCCAAGAACCGGTTCAAAAATTTAAATTTGTTGTTGATTTACATCTTTACAAGGGCCGCATCAATAGGGATGGTACTATTTCAAATCCCAGGCCTTGGCGACCAGCCCAACATCTGATTAAGTCCATCGATCTCCCCACTACACAATTGGGTTCCTTTGAGAATAAAATGGGTGCCATGAACACAAACGATTCAGTTTCTCTCCAGGCTCAGGACGCGAAGATCGATGATCTTACTATTACCTTTTATTTAACAAGGGCTCTGGCATTATCTTTGAGACAAGCTTATTTTACTTATTATGCAGATTTCACATCAAAGGACAGTAATGGAATGCCGATCGGTAAATCGGCGCCAGTTATCTTTCAAACCGGAGGAACGGGCACACTAGCCGTCCAAGAATATTTCAGAAAAAAATCTAGAATAGTCGTAACGTTGGTTAGTTCGACAACGACAGCGAGACATTACGATCCCCTTGTCGCCAAGGAACTAGATGAACTGCCAAAACCTTTCTTCCGGCCTGGGGTTACTTCAGAAAAAACTCAGATTACTTATTATAATATAACTCCCATAAGTTTAGATTTAGGCGAGTTGGCATATGGAGATTCTGAAATTGTAGAAGCAAAAATGGTATTCAATATCGGGGCTTTGGGAATCGGCCCAGACGAAAAAACAAATCTCCTAGCAGACCCAGCAGCCGATTCGAATAAGCCCGACACCCCCGCAACTGACGAAAACGAAGAAGACGAAATAATTCCAGTAGTCCAACCCACCGGCACAGATAACTCATAAAGTAGGAAAATAAATTATGGAAGAACAAATTTTAGAAATAGATTTAGAAGAATTAAAAAAGAACCAAAACCAGCTTAATGAAAGTTGGTTGGCTATGTATGGAAATGTTATTGAAATGATCTTAAAAGAAATGTTTGGGATGCCAATTTTTGGATCTTCAAGCTATATAAAGGGGAAACCCCAAGATGTTCGTGACTTTGCCAGAGCCGTTGGAAATGAAAAGAAGTATGTCCAAATGGCAAAAGAATATGGATTAAATGATCCAAAAACTTATAAGCAAAGAGGCAAGTTACAAAAGGCAATTCAAGGATTTGAGAAGAGAACGGGGATTAAGTGGCCCTTTAAATAGAGGGAACAGGAATTTTTAATTAATGGCAGAAGACGATACCAGAACAATAGAACACATTGACGCGGAAAGAGATGCGTTAAAATCCCTAATTGCAGAAAAACTGGCCTCAGGAGAAGCCACCGAGGCCGAGACAGCGGCCCTGATAAGACTAAATGAAGAAAGAGAGAATTTTGTAGATTCTTCTGGGAGAACCATCTCCGCAATAGATGCTGAGGCCGCAGCGCTTAAGGCTGCCACCGCCTCGGGCACAGAATTAGCCAAGGGCCTCGGCAAACTTATTGGAATAAATAAAGATTTCAATGATACTCTCGCTGGTCAACTATCCAACATGATGAGCAGTACCGTTGCACAAGGAAAGTTCAAAGAACAGTTGAAGAAAACTTTTCATCCCGCGAATTTAATAAACAATGTCATGCAGAAAATGATACAATCATCTGCGGACTTGGCCATTTCTACAGACCGCGCCATGGTAAACTTTAATAAATCAACTGGCGCCCTAAGAATGTATCAACACCAGATGGTAAATCTTGAAAAGGAGCAATTTAGAAATAATATTACCATAGAAGATGTGGCAGAATCATATGGATCAATGGTTAGAAATGTGGGCAACTTGCATACAATGTCCGGAAAATCTCAAAAATCCCTAGCCCTCACAACGGCTACCTTACAAGAACTGGGTGTAGATGCCGATACTACTACATCAAATATTAATTCTTTAACCATGGGCCTTGGAATGAGTATGGATCAGGCCACCAAGACCCAAAGAGAAATGTTTGTTTTAGCTCAGGCCATGGGAAAGCCTCCATCGGAAATGTCGAAAGAATTTAATGCAGCATTGCCAAGACTTGCAGCTTTCGGAAATAAAAGCGCAGATGTTTTTAATAAAATGGCAAGGAACGCCAAGGCAGCAGGAATGTCCGTTGACGCGATGTTGAGAATCACAGAGAAATTCGACGAATTCGGATCCGCCGCTGATTCGGTTGGAAAGTTGAACGCGGTTCTTGGTGGTCCTTATCTTAGTTCATTGGAAATGTTAAGAAAAACCGATCCTACAGATAGAATGAAAATGCTTTCAGACGCCACCAGACAGGCGGGAAAATCATTTGACACAATGGGTTATTATGAAAGAAAAGCAACCGCAGATGCAATGGGTCTTTCAGATGTCAACGAACTGGCCTTGGTTATGGCTGGCAAATTTAATCTTGTTGGAGATAATGTGGCGAAAACCTCATCAGAAATTGAAGCTCTGGCATTACAAACTCAAGAATTCAATACTGTCGCTGATGTTGGAAGACAGGTGATGCGTATGTTTGCGGTTCAAATGGGCCCAGTTATTATGGGTATAAAGAAAATGCTAGGTGGCTTCATTCAATTAGTTAATTATTTCCCCGTTGTTAAAGTGGCCTTCGCCGCGCTGGCCGTAGCGATCTCCATTGCGATGACGGCCATCGCCGTTTCCATCGCAATTGCCTCCGGCGGCACCTTCGCCGCTTTCCAGGCAGCCACTGCTGCTATCTCCGCATTCATCATAGCCATGGCGATGTTGTATTCTTATCTGGGAAATTTGGGAGATATTTTTGATAGCACTAACTTAACAATGTCAGCGCTTAAATTGGGGTTACTGCTTATAGTCTCCGCCGCGATGCCATTAATCGGCATCATATACGCCCTTATTCAAGTATTTGTATATTGGAATGACATAATGGCTTATATCGGAAAGATCCTCGAACCTTTACAACCCCGGTTTGAGGAACTCACTGAGGCTTGGAATGAAATGACATGGAGTGCCGGCGAGGGCGCAGGAGTATGGAAGGCAATAGGAGCATTTTTTATGAATCAGTTAGCCGACGCAATTCTTACTGTTGGAACTTTTCTTATTGAACTTGCTGAGAGCATTACGCTCGTTGTCCTTCGGATAAACCATCTCTGGAATACATCGAAGGCCTTCCGGGCGCTAATATACGGGATCACGGCGGGACTGGCCACCGCCATCGTGATGTTGAACATCATTCCCATCGCCATAGGAGTAGTTATTGTACTCATAATCAAACTGGGGATTTGGGTGATGAAGTTGGTAAGTTGGCTGTATTCGTTTAGTGACGGGTTCACAGCACTAAAAGACTCGATCACTGCAAAACACAGCCTGTCTCTTGGAGAGGCTCTCCAATGGGTCATAGACTTAATGAAAACCATGGGCACCGTATTTAAGGCCCCAGTGAAAGCCATAGGGAGCCTTATAACAAAACTAAAACAACTTGGAAAACTCCTCTCGGTCGGCGGTATAGCTGGAAAGGCTTTCGGGTATTTATCTTCTTTCTTCGGCGGAGGCGATGTGGGAATAAGCGCGACTGCAACCACAAAAACGATAGGTGGCGGCGGCGTCCAAGGTGCTGACAAAGCTCGAAGAGACCAACAACGAGAAAACGCCGAGACGATTGGGAAGGAAGTCGGCCGACAAGTTACACTGGCCTTAAATGCACGAGACAAAGATCGAGTACAACAAATAGAACTTATGATTGAGAGCAAAACAAGTTTATCAAATATGTTTGATTTCTTTGCCAAAGGTATGGAACGAAGATTAGCGGGCAAAAGCTCTAATTTCGGATCAGCAGCAGATGCAGCAAGTTCGGGACTTTCCACTAGTTCAAATAGTGGCCAGAAAACAAGGAGTAAGAAATAAATG